ATAGCACCAGGCAATGCAGCATCAAAGTCACACTCCATCTCTTGACGCCAAGCATCCTCAGATAGTTCAGACTTAAGCGAGTCTATTTCAGACTGAGGCAATATGCCTGAATCGTCCACTGTTATCTTAAGGGCCAGCCACTCATCACTGTGTGTAGCTCTGTCGTATGTTTCCCAGAAGGCGTTACGGCCTTTAGGCGTTCCAATGATTACCGCTTTACCTTGTCTATCAGCCAATGCAGGACGGATGATGTACTGAAATACATTAGCACGCCAATCACCATACTCATCACAGACGATACTATCAAGATAAAGACCCCGAAGGCTGTCAGCATTATCAGCACCAAAAAGCTGAATTCTTGCACCGTTCTTAAAATCAATGCGTAGCTCTGACTCATTAATGACGATGCCATCAATTACCCTAGTAAAGTATTTAAAGTAGTCCCATGCTACAGACTTAGCTTGCTTATAGAATGGCGCTATGTATGCTGCACGAAAGTCATTACGCTTACTCATCACAGCTTCTTTAATAAGCTGGTTGACACAGGCTACTGTCTTACCTGCCCTACGATGGGCTACTACAACCTTCCATCGCTTGTTGCTAGTGTGTAATGGTTGGAACGCTTCCCTAGGCTTGTAAGGTATTATTCTTGCCATGCGTAGACTTCAACATCAGCAGTAAGCTGTGTTGTCTGTTCAATCGCTTTTAAATCAGGTAAGACTTTGTCTAATAAAGTCTTTGCTATATTAACTTGTATTGCTGTTAGCTCTACTTCACCTTGAAATGCGCTATATAATCTATTGATTATTTGAGTAGCTTGTATCTTGCTACGCACATCTTCCTGGTGTCGTTTACCTATTGGTCTGCCAGCTTGTCTTTTTTCTTCTGCCATATATGTTCACAAGAGTGGTCTTATGCCCCATAATTGTTAAGTTATTTCATTAATGCAGCCGCTAACTTCTTAGGGTCTTTCTTTACGCCCTCTGAAGCCATCATAGCTGCCTTGTCTTGTGGAATACCTACACGCTTTGCTATAGACGCATCATGAGCAGCAGCTTGAAACAGTCTGTGCTGTGATTCGGTGTATGGCATATAGTTATCCTTGAATAGATGGGCTACTTGCATAGCTTTCACCCAAAAAAATGGACTCAGCTTTTAGGAGAGTCCGAACCCAACGGAGATTAGGTTAAATGCTTGGTATATGAATCCTATAGACGCAACTATACCTGCAGGCGTATATTACCACAAAATTGACCGCTTGTCAAGTAGTATTTAATATAAGTTCTTTTCTGTTAGTTTTTGTTGCAACATTACCATTGCATTGTCGTAATAACGGTCTAGCACCTTCATGTCCATCATAGTCTTTTGGCCAAGGTAGATAACATAGATAGCATTACGCTGAAAGGCTGGCAAGTCATCTATTACCTTGTCTACTACCCTAACAGAATGACTATCAACCTCGTCAGCTATGTCATCAAACGAGTGTACACCGCCTGTATGAAAGCCAGAGGATTTAGACTTGTAGCCTAACTTGTTGTTGTCTGACTTCATGTACTCCCGCCACATATCTAAATAATATATTACTCTTCCTAGTTCCATTAAATGTAATCCTCGTATTTTTCTAGCATTTGGTGTACTTCTGTGTAGGGGACAATAACAACCTTACACATACCTTCCTTAACAATTGGCCTACGCACTAACCATATAAAGTCTATTTGCTCATCATCTAAGAACACGCCAGCAGCTTGTAGTGCATCTGTAGCTTGCTTTTCGTAGTTGGCTATATCTCTGCGCCTTCGGTCTGGTGGGTAGAAAGCATAGAACACAGCCAGCCTTCCCTCTATCTTAGCCTTAGCGTCTACAACTATGTCTTGCACAGCCTCTCTAAACTTCTGTGTAGGCTTGCTTAAGAACTTGCGCTTGCCTCCGTAGTGGTGTGAGTGATTTGTGCTTGGAGGCCATGGCAGTGTAAGTTTAATCATTTGACCACCAGCATATCATGCTCAATAAAGTATTGCATAGTCATCCTGTGAGCCAAGTCCCACATATCCTTACGGTCTTGCTTGTTTAAAGCCATACCGTTATCTAGTTCAAAGTGGCATCTTGCACACATAGCAGCCACCATAGCATCGCTGGCCTTAATTCCTGTGCCTTTACCATCACGCAGTTGATTAGAGTGTGCTGCACATACTGTACCATCCATAGCGCCACATGATTGACAAGGTATTTCACGGCATAGCTCTAGCAGTTTCTTGTTTCTGTAATTAGGCACTGTATTCCCCACTTAAGCTTGATTGAAAGTTAGCTTTATATTTTGAGTTGTCTTTCTTAGGTATTACCCAGTGGTCTGTGTCCAACTCTTTGTGTGACCTAATAATATCGGGGCTAATACGACCTTCATAAATTGCATCCCGTAATGCTTGGTGTATTCCAGGATAATTAGCGTCAAAGTATGCTCTTTTTAAGTTTGTTAAATCTTTACATTGCTTAGGCCATGGGAAGTTATCTTTTTCTGTTGTGTGATACAGTTTTGACCTAGCTCTGCCTTCTGATATAAATTCAGACCACAAATAGCCTTCAGCTTCAAGATGTTTACAGTATTCCGTAACAATATGTGGCGTTAAATTCATTTTTGTAGCAAGATTTACTGCAAGAGATGGCTCATCTTTTAAATGTAAATACACTACCGCTAAGTTTAAAGCTCTGCTTTCTTCTTTTAGTTTGTGAGCTTTTTCTAAATTGTTTGGGTTTGCCATAATTAATCCTGTAAATAAACACCACGCACAGCGCAGTATCGTTCAACTTCATTCATAAAGTTATTAAGTTCTTCTACGCTTAAATCAGCAGTAGACTTTAAAGCATATATTGTACGGCCATCAGGTGCTGTAAATTCATTGTAACCCAGCCACTGGTCTTTGGCCATCACTTTCCACCATTGGTGCGGATGGTGTAACCCATCTTTACCTTTTAAGCTTTCAGCCATTAATTGAAACAGCTTATGCAGCCTTGAATTTTGTGGCAATGACCGTCTTTGACTTTGACCGCATGACGGACAAATCTTCGGTTGGCTTTTCTGTAACATATATTGAACCTTCTTTATAGTTTTTGTCTTCGTAAGATGGCAGCCAGTTCTTAGACTTGTAAACCTTGCCATCGTTAGTGGTTACTTTCCACTCTGCATCGCCAAAATGCTTGTAGAATTCTGTTTCACTAAATTTCATACACTTTGCCCTATGTAAGTAGCTTTGCTGTCTTTAAATTGCACTTCTACAGCACAGTCTTGCCCTTTGGTTGCATGAAAAAGCTTCCATACGCCAAATCCCATGGAAACCACAGCAATAAGTAGCAATGTTGCTACAATCACTACAGCTCTATCACCAGCTCTATTACAATTACAGTTACGGCCTTGATTACAATTTTGATTACATGGCATACCAATCTCCTAAAATTTTAATTGCCACACTTTTTCGTGTTGGCTTCCCTTGTATCTCATAGACGCTGCATCAAACCACAATGCAATCTCGCCTTCCCATTCACCATGACGCTGCTTATCACATATCAACAAGCAATCAGGTGCATTTAACTCTTCCTCTTTCGCCTTACCACTACGAATTAACTTTTCTTTTTTCTTGTTACGCCATACCGTCATAACATTGTCTACCTGGTTAGTAATGTCAGCAGAGCCAGCTACATCCATCTTGTTAGGTGGGCTAAACTCGTCCTCACCCTTACGACTGTGAGCAATCAAATGCACATGGACATTTAAATCCCTCGCTGCTGCACAAAGCTTATCCAAGAACTCCTTTTGAGCGTTCATGTCATCAGACCTTACACCGCACTTCATTAAGCTGTCAATCACAAAATGCTGCACACCTAGCGTTTCAGCTACATAATATAAAACAGCTATAACTCGCTCACCGTTTACTGTGCCTTGCTGGTCATACATATACAGCCTGTTATCTAAGAATGTAAAGTATTCACCAATAAACTTCTCTGTCGGCTTTTCTGTCCCTGTAGCTTGTCTAGTCATACGCTGAAGGGTTGAGTATGGATGCATCTCAAACGAGGCTACACAGACCTTAAAATCCTGTTGCACGATAGAGTTAATCACTTGGCCCACTAGCTGGCTTTTACCATGGCCGTTAATACCTGACCACAGACTTACCTCACCTAAACGCAACCTAAACTGGTCAAAGGTCTTTTCCCACGGCAGCTTAACGCCTTGCATTTGCTCGTCTTTGTAGAAGTAGTCTACAACCTCTGACTGATACTGACTAGCTGACTTAACATTAGCCTTGTCTTCTTCCCTAGCTTTCATAAAGCCTTCAAAGTCAACCTTAGGCAACATCATGCTTGCTCGTTTGCGTCTAGCCTCGTCTAAAGCTGTAGCGCCTCTCTCTAAGTTACTCATATTAATCTCCGCAAAAACATTCAATTGTCGTATCACCAAACAATTGAGTTTGCTCTCTGTTAAATTTTGCCATTTGTTTGTAAGTTGGTTTGTCTTTTGCAAATCTTGCGCCAATCTTTTCTTCTTGCTTTTCCCACCATATCGTTCTTAATGGGTTTTGCTGAATTAGGCTTGTAAGTATTGCAGTTCCTTTTAAAAAACACAAATCACAGTTTGAAGCGCCAGAAGCTTTTGGCAATCTTAAATCAAAACTATGATTATCCCAAAAAT